AAGCACAGATTTCAGCACCAAAGGCAATAACGCTGGAAACGTGCCTCTGGGTAATCAAAGAACCTGTTGCGTGTGTTGCCGCTGTCGTGCCATTTGCGCCTCTTGTAGTAACGACAAATGTGCGATAGGTTTTGCTGCTGTAAGTAATTTCCTCACTATCTATCGTTATTGTTCCGCTATCCGCAAAGAATTGAGTATATTGCTTCTGTTCTCCTGTATTGCTTTGAGCTGCACCACCTACATAGATAGTTGTATCAGTAGCATTCAAAGTAGCGGCAGCAGCACCAGTGCCACCAGAATAAAGTGCGCATTCAGGCCTTAATGGAGAACCTTGAATACAACCTGCTGCTTTTACACCACGAAGGGTATAAACAAGCAAACCATTCCATTCTACTGGACGACCGGTAAAGATAGGGTTTTTATCCCCTCTTAGCTGTGCGTATTTACAAGCGTCAAGCCACCTATCATCACCGCGTAAATTAAACTCATCAACCTCAGAGATAACTACGCCATAATGGAATGTTTCCTGTCCGCCTTCGCTCTCAACAGTAATCGGCAGAGCGCCTTTCCTGTCCATAGCTAACTTTATCTTATCCAATTCCTGAGTGGTAAAGGTATCGTCATCAGATAAAGTTGCTGCAGATGTAGCATTACCAGCATAGAGAGTATCAGTTGAGTCAGACAATAAATCAGAAAATACTTGCCTGTCAAGTTCTCTCGCCAACCAGTTAGAAAGAAGCACCCTTGCCTGTTGCAATGCGTCAAAGTTGATTTCTTTCTTAACTTTTTTGGTTAATGCTACGGCTTTTCTCAACCAGTCAACCGCTAAATCGAATTGACCTGTTGAGAGTTTATCTTCACTTCCTCTTAAAGTAGACTCACCAGTAACGCCTGGGCCATAAAGCTCAGTCATTATCTGCACGTGAACAACATCGCCTGCCTGATTAACAAAATCATCCCTTTCTACGATAGGCTTTCCACTTAATTCTTTGCCTTTCAATGGCCCGAAAAAAGACTTCCGGGCAGCATCCATCCTCAAGCGTGCCTGCCATATTTCAGGAACATTGTAATCAAGGTCGCTGTCTGTATCGCTATTCATAGCACTCATAGCGGTTACAGACGCTCCGTGAGTATCCTTCAAGAGAAAAAGAAGGTTACTAAAAAATAACCTTAATTTCTCAAACATATTTTTCCCTTTCAAAGTTGTAAGGGGTTATTTCTTTACGCCTGCCAGCCGTTTTGCTTCTTCTTGTTCAGCCTTATCCCATTGTTCTTTTGTCCACTTAGAACGGTCAACTGGCAGTTTTCCAGATTTCCCCCCCATATCACCTCTCCCTACGATAAAACTTCCTTTTGGTTTAGGATTAGATTTCTGGGGATTTTTACCAGCAAGAATATCAGCGGCACGTTTAAAAGCCCAGTATATCGCCTCTGGGTCTCCGCGATGAGAACGTTTAAACTCCTCATCGTTTTTCAGAATCTCCATAGCCTTCTTTTTCAGAAGGTTAGGCGATTCCTTTGTATCTTTAGCGATACTTTCAGGAAATTCCCTTAAGGTAGACAGTTCAGCAAAAATTCTGGATAATGCAAAACCCACTTGGCTAACTTGCTTATCATAGTGGTCATAAGCCTTATTGATTTTTTCAACCAAAGGCCAGCTTTTGTCATCAACCTCATCCTTGCCAAATCTAAAACTGGTCGCCTTACCATCAGTGCCTTCTTCTTTTGGTTTTTCAAGAGCTTTCGGATTTATACGAAGTTCGCCATCCTCGCTTTCGGATAAGATACCAAGTTCAATTAACTTTTCTACCTTTTCCGATTTGCGTTTATATTCGTTAAATCTTGAGGTTCTTTCTGTCTTTTTAGAAGAAATCTCGGTATCTTCTGTTTCCTCTTCGGTTTCGGTTTCTGTGTCTTGTGTTTCTGTTTCCTCTTCCGTTTCGGTCTCAGTTTCAGTCTCGGTATTTTCTTCCTTTTTTTCATCCCCTGTTTGTCCTTGTGTATTTTGCAACAAAGACCATAATCCTAAAAACCATTTTTTAAACATTGTTTCCTCCCATCCTGCTATGCAGGGCATCTAACATTTTTGTTAGGAATTATTTTATTCCCATTTGAGCTTTTCTCTCTTGGGTTTGTTCCTGTATTGCCTCTCTTACCTCAGTCAAGTTTTTCATCTGCCAGATTATACTTTGAGGTTTTTTGAGAGTCCTTTCTATTTGATTGATGCGGGCTATCAAGCGGGTTCTTGCTTCGTTTGACTTCATAGTCTCTGTATCCTCATTTAAAAGGAATTTATTGAGTTCTTCTTTGTCCTCAAGAAGCAACTCACAAAATCTTTTAAAATCGGGATTGCCCGCTAACCGCATCATTATTTCTGCGTCTTGTCTTATCTGTTCACGATGTTTTTGTGCTTCCAATTTTTCCTGTTCTGACAATCTTGGATTAAACAAAGTCTTAAACATTAGGTTCTCCTTATAATGTCTATTGATTTTTTGCCTGTTTCATCAGAATGAAAAATTATTTCAATTTCTGGAATTAATTCATTTTCTTTTACTTCTGGTAATCCTTCTCCTGCAACCCCAACATAAAATTCTGTTTCCAAATTTTCTTTTTTAATATCTAAAATATTCCATCCTTTCGGAAGCCCTAATATCTCTTTAAGCAATTCTACTGAAACTCTAAATTTGCCCGCTTGTAACATTTTGTCCTCCTTTTTTATAATATGGTTTTGTAAGGTTTCCCCACCCTTACTCCTCGCTATCAATATAGCTCTGCATTACTCTATCTGGACTATGAGTAGTAGCACTAAGGATTTTCACCTTACCAACCGTGTCGGACTTATCGCCATACCAGAACACTTAAAACCATATTTATTGTCCTTAAACAATGCTTTCTTGCGGAGGTGCGCCACCTTCTCCGCCCTGGTTGCTCATTTCAATATCAGTTAATACTTTCTGCGCCGCATTTCCTTCTGGCGTGCCCTTCTTGAATTTAGCCACTTTCTTTAATTGGTCTAATTTCTGGCGTTTGATTATTTCTTGAATTGCATCCGCTTTTAATTTAAGCATTTCCTGTGCAATCTGCTCTTGTGTAGGCAAGGTAATCGTCTTTAAGTCAAAAGCATCTACTAAATTCTGCGTTAATTCTTTTAAGTTATTCATCGTTGTCGGAATCATTGGAGAAAAAAGCGGATTTTTAATTAACAATGCATATGATTCTTTGGCATCTTCTTTTCTACGATAGACATTCGCGCTAACAGAAGTTCCTCTTGGGATGAAATTCCAATTCAGACTTAAGGCATTAAGAGCAATTTCTCTATAAGGATTGTCCTCTTCTTCGGTTACATAAAAGACTTTTTTCTCCATACCATAGTCTTTCATCATCTTGGCATGGACTTTTATATTCGCCTCAAAGAATTTCTTGTTAGTCATCTGCAATAAGGTAATCATCGTATCAAAAGAGAAATTGCCTTCACCAATAATCGCCATAATGCCTCTGGCTGTCTTATTAGAGGCGATGTTACTTTCAGAACCAAGAGTATAATCGGTAACTCCAAATAATTTTTGTAACAGCCCAAGAGTAAATTCAATAATCCATTGGCTTCTAAACTCCTGAACATTGCCCATATCAAGCCTACCTAACCGTGCCTTATCATTAACTCCCCAGAACTCTGCAGGCCCAAAAGAATGCACCTCAGGGTCAAATCCGCTTTCTTCATCATAGACAAAAGGCGGATGGCTGTTTATAGTATCTCTATTAACCATATTGTTAAACAGACTATCTATCAAATCCCGCAAACCTCTTGCAAACTCAGGGATAGACTTGCCTCTTGCTCTATGTGGCATAGGCATAATCTGCCAATGGAATATAAGCCTTTGCCCTCTGTAGGGATTATAAATCCAACCTAAAAGTTCTTTTTTCTCTAAAGCATATAAAGCGATTATTTCTCTAGGCTTCTTCTTGCCATCGGAATTTTCTATATCCACTTGTCCCCAAACTTCCACTAATTCTATTCTATCAGTAGTAGAAACCTTGCCATCCTGGCTATCAGGCTTTAACCTGTCTATATTCTCATATCCGCCATCTTCAGGTTTTCCTTCTTTATCCTTCAGCCAATACCAATTCTTCTTAAACCTATGCCCTATCCAAGGCATCTCATCAATATCATAAGTATCAGCACCATCAGGCAAGATTAAATCTTTCGGGTCGACTGGAATAATCTTTGTTCCGAAATACTTTTTAATCTTCTTGGTAACAGTAATCTCTTTGACTTCCGGGGTCAAGCCCGCAATAGGGTCAGGTGAAGGCTGAAATTCCTCGTTGACCTCTAATGGATATCCTTCAGGCCATTCATCATCGTCTTCAACTTTTGTTTCGGGGTCTATTACTGGTTCGCCAGATACAGGATTTATCAAAGTAAAATAAGTCTCATCCCACTCGTATTCGTCATTGACTTCAACCAACTTACCCCAGCCATCACCTGTTAAACCGACATCCATCATCACATCGTAAAACTGCCGTTCATAATTCATCTCATCTTCAAGAGTATATTCATTATACTCTTGAACGATTTTGGCAGTCTTGCGGTCAGATTTACCCCGGGGGCCGACATTACAAATAGGCTTAGTAAATATAGTCTTAACAAAACGAGCAATAATAGCGCGCAAGGTAATTGCCTCTAAAGGGACACCAATATCTGCCGCATTTTTCCAAGGTTCGGTCTTAGGGAAAACATCCGGGTCATCTCCGTAATCAAGTCCCTGAATAGAGCGTATTGCCTCAAACCTTTTTGTCCAGTTATCAACCTTAGTCTCAAAACCTGTTTGGGCTTCAATTTGAGGCAGGACTTCGGTGTCAATAAACTCTATTATTGCTTCGTTGGCTTTTTTTCTATTAGGCATTATTACTCCTTATAAACTAAATCTTAAAACCATTTGCTACTGTGTCCCTTTGCTGGTGTGCGCTCAGAGAATTTAAGTTTCTTTTTTTTCTTACCCGTCGGCTTCCAGCCGTGTTCTATACCACGCAATAAATTAGCCTGTGCCATTGCCTTTGCATGGGTAGTATGTTTCGCTTTTACTCCGCCCGGAGTAGAAACTCTATAACCATCAACTTTTTTCATTTTAACTGGCATATAATCCACCTTTCCCTTTCTTGCCCTTGCCTAATATAAATTCCTCGTGCTCCATTTCATCTAAATCTGACTTATCCATTTTTGACATATCCCCGAGCATTTTCTTTTTGTTAAAGTTAATGCCTATTACGCTAAAACGGGCTTGATACTTTTTCTTATTATCATAATCAATTTCATCGCCTGCCTTTTTAACCCGCAATTTAACCATTGCCGTTACTTCTTTGCCAACATCATCGCTTGAGATTGGCAATGTAATACCTTCTACATAAAATTCTGGGTAACTTATAGCTCGCTTCTTGGATGATGGCGACTCTGCTATATCTGATTTCGGAGGCTTTGTGCCTAAGTTTATGAAGTCCATTATTTTTCTCCTTCTTTCTCTATCGTGTTATCTTCAAAATTTTTTTTAATTATATCTTTCAATAATTCGCATAAGCCAATTAAAGTCGCTTGGTCGCCTTGATAGTGGTCATAATAATTAGATACATTATTTCTTATATTCTTTTGCAAGCCATAAATAATTATTGCATCAAATCTCTTAAAGAATTCTTTAGTTAAATCGTCAGTAGAAATTAGTTGTAGTTCTAACTCTGTCATCTCTTTCTCGCCAGATACTGCCTCAAACTCTGCAACCCTTGATTACCTAACTGCTTAATCAATTTAGGCCTCGGGATTGCGTGATTGACCATCTTAATTGCCTCAGTCATTTTATCAACCAGATACAACCGCCTAATATACGGATAACCCTTGATAAACTCGCCTTTAGTATTCTTGACCACCCCCCGGCTTATCCTCACCAATGCCTCAGCAAGTTTATCAATCATATACGGCTTATGTTCGGTCATCATAAACTCGTGGGCGATAACTTCTGTGCGCTCCTTGCCATTGGCTAATAAATGCACGCGGATTTCCATAATGGTTACGGAGTTGACTATCTCCTCGCCTTGTGGAGTTTTTTGGTTATCGTCTTTGGTTTCTATGTCGCCGATTATTTTGCCATTATCATTTGACATTAAACCCTTCCTACAATATCCTTATAAATAATATTTTTTGTCATATTCACACGCGGCCCTTAGGATGCCTTGCCTGTTTAAAATCCCGTCGCTTTTCTACAAACTGCTGGGCATAACAACCCATAACATAAGTTACGCCTTTATCCGGGCTCCTTCCTAACCGTAGTTTTATCTCATCATTGCTTTCAATTTTAATCTTGCCTGAACTGTCTACTTCATAAATCGCACTGCATAAATCAGCAATCAGATCCTCGTCTCTTGGAATTGAAGTTAAACAATCCCCAAATAATTGCGATACATACCACCACATCTCAGCCCGGACATTAAAAAATTGTAATTCCTTTTGCTCTGTTTTAGGTTTCTCAGCAGAGTTAAGGCCATAAACAATATGATTGCGCGGAGTTCCTAAAACTTCCCGGACTCTATCATATACGCCTAACCCCAATCCACATTTATCTATTACAATCATATCGCTCTTAAAATCATTAGAATTTATGATTATCTTACCGGCTGTTTTCATTGTATCTTTTTCGCCGGATATATCCTGTGATTTGATTTCATAACCTTGCATATTGTAAATCACGGTCAAATCTCCGCCGGCGCCGATATCGGCAACCGTAATTTTGGTCTCAGGATTAAATCTTAAAACTCTGTCAACCGACTCCCTAACCCATAAAGGTTTAATCACCACAGTAGATACCTCAGCCAGAGCATCCCAATTGCCATATAAATAGGCCTCTAACATCTCTGGCCTATGCCTAAAGGCCTCTTTTAAGTTTTCGGTATAGTTAGAGGTCCGGAAAGGATTATCTGATGGCAAAGCAGGAAGGAATCGTTTGCGGGGCAACTTCTGTATGATAAAATCTGACTTAAGCCAACACTCCGCAGGATTGGCGGTTAATAACATCTTATAAGGCAATTCTTCATCCTCTATCTTCAAGCGCAATGTTGCTTTAAGCATTGAATAATCATCCCGGGTAATCTCTTCGGCTTGGTCAATAAAAATAAAACCATATTCAGCGCTGTTAAATTTCTCTATTGCTTCTTGGCTATCTAATCCGCCATAAAGTATTTTAACGGTATCTTGGATTATAATTTCTTTTTCGTGTTCTTTGAGAGTATATAAATCGGAAGGAATGAATTTTTTCCAAGTTTCTAATGTAGTATCCTTAAAATGCTCTAACTTCTTGCGGCCTATAAAACCGACTACTAAAGGGTATTTGCTCGGTTTAAGTTTAAATTTATTGATGATATTGGCTGCCTGAATATATGCCCACCGACAACCAAGAACTGACTTACCACCGGCCTTGGCCCCACCATACAAAAGTTCTTCAATCTCTTGAGATTTTAATATCTGTAATGCCTCGCATTGTTTCTCAGACATTACCCAATGGACTGGCTTTAAGTTAGGATGCTGCTTCTGTAACTCCTGCAATTCTGTTATGGGGGACATCTTCTTCCTTTGGTTGTTCGTATTTTTCTATGATAACAAGAGGAGAAACCAAGCCTTTGCCTTCAATATGTAATTTGTTGCCTTCAATTTCTTCCCGGGCTGCTTTAAGAGCCTCTGTAACTGCACTTAATTTTAATTCATAAATTGCTCGTCCTGTTTTATCATATCCTTTTAAAGACCATTTAAGACCTTCTTCTACAACTTTATCAAGCTTAAGGAGCCTAATTTCTTTATTAGCACAAGGGATTTTTAGAATATGTTTAGCAAGTTCTCTTCTTCCCCGTTCTATAATCGGTTTCCATTTGCGACTTTGAGAAAACCGCCATATTGCCATCCGGCTTATGTGAATCTTATATTTTTCTTCTAAAAGTTCTTGAATAATGCAAGTGCTTCGTCTTTCTACGAACCAACCTAAGAGTTCTGTTAGATTTCCGTTAAGCCGATTTTCGAGAGATATAATGTCTTTGTTGCGATGCCTTTGTAATGGCTTCGTAACTTTTTTCTTCTTTTTGCTTTGGGCTAACTTCATAACTCGTCCTTAATAAAACGGGCAGGTGATTATTTAAATCCCTGCCCATTAGTTCTAATTGTGCAAGTTTAATTGCTTCACTTGCAGAATATTGTAATTTAATAGTTT